ACAATTTCATTCCAATCCACTGCACCTTTTGCCTTTGAGAGTGCCACCAAGATATGTTCTCTCAACGCCAAAGCCGAAGCCTGATCCACAACGAACCCTGGCCAGTTAAGGTGTACACCAGTCTTGGTGAGTTCACCGACTTTTTTGGGTGGAGAAACAGATATGAGACATTCTTTACCACCATGACGCTTCACTTTGTCACAGATGATTTTACAAATATCTTGAATTTCATCAAGGGTCAAAGCTCTATCATCTTTGTAGTCAATATCAACGAAAAAATTGTAAGTCCCCGTCTTTTGTTCTACGACAAACAATTTCTCCCCCTTCTTTACAGCTTCTATGTACTTTTCATAGAACTCATTCAATTTATCGAAAGGCACGGAAAGGACACCACCGTCCATGAGCACATGCGATAAGTTGGTTGCATTGTTAAACTTGTTGTGGTTGCACCACTTCTTAAACATACCTTGTTATTGCCCCTCTTCTCTAAACCATCTCATACATGATACATCATGGTACTCCTGGCTTTGAGAGAGTTCTTTCTTTAGGGTTAAAAGTTCATACACCGTTTTATTTTCATTATCCTTCATCCACCATTCAACTTCTTCATCACAGAGACCTCTGTTCTTTCTGAGGAGTTCTCCAATTTGCATTAAGATGTAAGCCTTAGACTTCATTCTACTTAATAGAAAAGGTTTTTCTGTTGAGAGAAGTCACACACGAATAGAACTTTGGATTCTTCAAAACATTTTCAATGATGAGCTTCCACTGTTTACGTGTGTTAAATTCGTCTAGAGTATCAAAACTCATGTAATCATTCTCATCATACGTTTTTTTTATTGGTAGCTTTTGTATCTTCCTCAAGTTCATCTTCTGTTTCTCATCATAAAACTTCTTAACTAAAGAATTTTGTTGACTTTTGTTGTAGTCCACAAAAAATACAAAAACGTTGTATTCCAGGTCTATTGTGGGACTCTCTTTCACTGTAAACTTAAATTCTGTATATTCTCCATTTTTTAGTGAGACTACTCCACGAGTCTCTTCCTCAAGCTCTCTAAGAGCACATCTGATAGGATTGAAGATTTCTCTTCTCCTGCATCCTCCTGTGACAAATATCCAATCCTTGAATCTCCGATCCCTAACCGTTAGGAATCGGGGTTTTTCGTCAGCAAAACTGACGGGAATAGCTATAGCTTTGTATTTTTTCATTGCGCATTCGCAAGTTATAATAACCGGATATGTTTATTCCTCTTTTTTTTCTTCAGTAGTCTCTAGTTCAGTCTCTGGTTCCTCCGTGGTATCAACCTGAGGAGCAGGACGAGGTATAGGCATTGGGGCACTCAGCTTTTGGATGAGTTGAGCCGAGAAGTTCTTAAGGTTATCAACATCTTGCTTAGCCTTATTCATCTCTCTGAAGAGGAAGATAACACCCGCGATGGCTACGATAGTGGCCACCATCATGAGAGTTTCACGGTCCATTGGAATCATTATAACTTAAATAGAGTTCTTCTTTTTAAGTAATTACACCCATATGTGTTCTTCCTGGAAGTGGACATTCATAGGGGCTCTGGGCAAACTGCACGGATTGGTAATGCGTATCTTCACAAGACCTTTGAGTTGGTGGCGTGGGCTGACCAACAAACTTTTCAAGTGTCCTGGATTTTGGATCGTACGTCAATACAAAAACGATGGCGAGTAGGAAAACGAGTTTCCACATATTTATTATTTACAAAGAGATTTAGTTACTGTAGAGGAGACCACCCATACCATTCTCAACACGCAAAATGTTGAAATTGACGGCATAAATAGCGTCATCGGAATCATTGCGGTCGTTCATAATACGAGCAGAGTCAAGTCGGCTGAAGTTGAGGGTGCCTGTGGGCTGGACCTTGGCGGCATCGAGACAGAATGGGTACAAGAAGAGCTTCTCAACAGTGGGAGAAGCAACCGCGGAGCTCGCGTGGGAAGTGTGGTAATAGAGAGGCACGGAGGAGAAGTTGGGGTTACCAAACTTGTAGTCGGCCACATCAGTACCGTTGATTTGGAGCTTGATCTTGTTGTCAACCGAGCCGTCGTCACCAAGGATGTTAACACCAGAGCCGTTAGCAGCCGCGAGGTACTTCACCGGATGGTTGAAATTAAGCTCTTGAATCTTAGAACCAGAGGCGGTAGCCTTTTGGACCTGGGTAATAATCATGTTTTGAGGAGTAGAAGCGAAGTAATCGCGCTCGTTGGTGTCAAGGTACGCGTAGTTGGCGTAGACATCCCACTTACGACTGGAGTCGGCGGCGTTAGCACCCCAAGTGATACGAAGCTCCACATCGTGGTACTGGAGGGCGATGAGAGGGAGGGCAGTTTGCCAGTTCTCACAGAAAGCAAAGCGGAGTGGATAGAAGTTCTCGTTAGTGGAACCACCAAAAAGATCACCCGCGACAGACTTAGAGGAAGAGGTAGCCGAGAGGGTGGGGGCAATGAGAGTAGAGTAGGTAGAGTCCTGCTCATCAATCACCTGACCACCAACGAGGAGCTCCACCTTATCAATAAGATCAGTCCAACTAGACTCCGCTTGTACAAGAGAACCATTGTTTACAACCAAGTAGACATAATTGAGAAGATCACCCTTGCGCTCGAAGCGCACGGTAGACATACCGTTGTTGGACACGTTACCCTGGATCACCTGACGTTCCACGGTTTGGGAGAAGTTAGTATGGCGCTTATAGGTAGACCTAAAAAAGCTGATTTCAGGCTGACCGACGAGGTGCGCATCCTGAGCGCCGACAGCGACGAGTTGGGCAATACCACCAGACATTTTATATTATAGTAAGAGTTTATTTTTAAGCTGTCATCTAGATTAAAGGTTAACAACTTTGGTTTATTATGGATCTTATATATGAAAGAGATGATGCGTTGTCACCTGATATATGTAGATCTGTGATAGATCTATTTGAAGTAAGTGACTCCAAACGCCCTGGTAAAGTTACTAATCACGATTCTTCAGAGGAAGTTGATTTGTCTTTAAAAAGAACTATCGATTTACACATAGATCCCCGTGATGAAAAATGGAAGACGATACAAGATAAAATATCAGAATCGCTGATAAAATCATTTACGGAATATAGATCTAAATTTTTAGAAATTTATAAAACTCATGCTAATGATTTTGCGAGGAACTTTATCATGAATAAATTTCACGTGTATGGATATCAGGTTCACAAATCAGAACCTGATGGGTTTTTTGATTGGCACGTCGATGCTCATGAAAATCGTATGTTTACTGTTATTTTTTATATGAATACACTTAGTTCTTCTGATGAAGGTAATACCGTATTTTATGTTGATGGAAAATTAAAACATGTTATACCTAAAACGGGTAAAATTGTGATTTTTCCAGCTACATGGAATTACGTTCATAAGGGTGACACGGTTAAAAATAGTAATAAATACATAGTTACCACTTTTATGCATGGTTAAATATCATCTATACAGTTTGGATAAAATTGTTTAACTTCTTCATAACACCTTGCATACAAAGAAGGCATATCTTGTATGAGTGTATCTACATTAAATGATATATTTGTGAAATCGAATGGCGCTTTTCCTGCATATCTAGCTTCTTTATTAGCGTATTTTTCTGAATAGAATTTGATGTTATATATAATAGAGTGATTTTCTTGATCAACAATTTTGTGATGTTTGATACTTGATATGTTTAAATAATATTGAGGTAGTATGACACCTCCTTGTAATTCGTAATTGTCCTGGACGATGATACCCATTTATATCTATGAGTATTTTTTTTATATAGCTAGAACATCCCACTGTGTACTCATTCCCGATGAGGGATTCTTCTTAATCCGAAGTTGATTACTGCTGAACGTGAACTGAAAGTTAGTATTTCCGCGCAATCTGTAAGCAAATGAGGATATACCACCATCTTTTCTAGCAAACTCAGCAACAGCCCAACCGTTTAATTGACCTGCGTTTCGACTCATAATTTTGCCCCATCCATGATACGCATCGTTAATATAATAGTAATTTCTATAGTTACCATCAATGGACGGACTGTTAGATTGCGAGAATACTTTATTACCCCTTAGATTACCATTTACATGCAAATTATGACTTGGACTGGATGTATTGATACCGACGTAGCCATTTCTATTGATGCGCACGCGTTCAGGTACATCATTTAAAGGATGTGTGGCAAACCCACCGAGAGAACCACTTCTTCCACATCTAAAAATCATACCCTTTTCTAAATTATTACTTTCATTAACCATCTGAATACCACCTCTAAAAATTGTCCCACTATTATGTGAAAACCCAATTGCTGGTAAAGTTGTTGAACTATTTCCACCCTGGTCATCCGATATGAGTAAACCAATCTGATTACCACTACTCTCCGATGGCTTTTGAACATGTAATATTTGTGCTGCATCATCCGTCCCGATACCGACGTTGCCTCCGTTAGCATTGAGACACAAATCTCTATTTGTAGCAAAGTTGGAGGTATCATAAGCTGATATATGCCCCGCTGTAGACGATACACCAAACAATACAGTGGAGTTCGTAGTGCCATACCGCATTTGAGACACACTCGATGCAGCTGGAGATGAAGTAATTTCATTTGTGGATGAAATGTGTAAGGGTGTAAGCGGACTCGTCGTTCCGATACCGACCCTACCACTCTCAGTATCCACAAAGAGTTCATTCGTGGCCACCGCCAAGTTTGAGGAAATCTCAACATCTCCTGAAAAGGCTTGAACGTTCGTCGCTGCCATATTATTACTATAACAGTATAATTTTTTTGTTTGGGTTTCACTCAAAAAAATTATTTTTAGTGTATGTTGGGAATGATTAATACCCAAATGCAATCTTCTGGGTTGTGTCTTGAACGATATTAGATACAGCTCCATCCGTCTTTGCCGTGATATATTCCACAAAGAGATGGTACTCTCCGGAAGTATCTATAGCACCTGAAGGTATGAGCGCGACTGTTTTCTTATCTGTAACGACCGTGGAACTCCATGGGTTAGTACTCGTTGGACCAAAGACTTGGATTGATCCAGTTTGAATATCACTCGCTGAGAGAGTTGCTCCCCCCGTTTTGTTTCCTCCACAACAATCAACAATAATGGTGCTTATTTCATCATCACCCTCAATCAATTGTCCAGTTATCTTTGCACTGAAGGATTCGTTTGTGAAACAAACATTGATGTAAGGCTGCTCTGTATCACCAATAGTTCCTGAATACGCATATGTTTTCTTTGTAACCTGACCAGTATTTGTAACGAGACCTCCCGAAACGTACACACTAGCTGCGTGCACATTTGTCTGTGTACTTATACCACCAGCAACTGTGAGAGCACCCGTGGTTGTTGAGGTGGCTTGGGTTGTATCCGTGACATCAACACTTCCAGATGACATATCGGCCGCAAATATAGTTTTGGCAACCCCAAGGCCACCCACAACTTGTAAGGCTCCACTGGTTGTAGTGGTAGCATCTGTAGTATCTTCAATTTTACCAGTTCCACCGATGAATAGATTTT